ATATATCCTGACAGTCCAGCCCCAATCTGACTTCCGACGCCAATTTTTAGGACGCGCATCATGCCGCCAACTCCTCGGGCTGGGGTTGCTGGGCGTGCATCCAGTCGGCTGCGGCCTGTGCCTTGCTGGCGGCGGTGAAGATGGCGCGAGGGTCGTCCTTCAGCACGCGCAACCACGATGCGACGTATGCGGCATGATCGGCGCGCGGATGGTGGGCGATCCCGAGGTCGGCGAGCACGAACGAAGCTGTCAGTTCGGCGCAGATCTCCTCGATCGCCAGACTGTCCCGCTTGAAACGTTCGGCAAAGTTGCGATCGAGCCGGTGCTTTGCCCCTGTGGCGTGGGCCGCCTCATGCAAAAGCGTGCCCATCTGTGCTGATGCATCCCGAAACGAGGCAAAGGTCGGCATGAAGATGTGATCGAGGTCGATCCGGTAGTGCGCATCGTAGGCGCCCTCGGTGATCGGGATCTTGAGGGCCGCGACGAAAGCTTCGGCGTGCCCGAACCGCTCGCCCTCGGGTAGAACTGCGACAGGAGCGGGCTCATAGCCCTCGACCTGTGCGAGGTTGAACACGGTGAAGGCCCGGGCGAACATGCGGCCGGGGTCGGCTTCGCCGTCGTCATGATCATCATCGGCGCGCGATGCGGCCTGCTTCCAGAACACGACGGTGGTTCCGCGCTCACCCTTGCGGACCTGTCCGCCAAGAGCTGCCCACTGGCGATAGGTCCCCCAAAGACCACTGGAATAGCTGCTGGCTTCGGCGGCAATCCAGAGCGCCAGCACATTGACACCGCGATAGCGACGGCGGGAGGTGACGTTCTGCGGCCTCGTCGTGGCAGCGCCATCATGGTGCCAGGGCATGCGCCAATTGCCGGCACCGGCTTCGATGGCAGAGACAATCTCGGTGGTGATGCGCGAATAGACGTCGGCTCGCGGCGTCGCAGGGTGGGATCGGGACATGGCGGGTCTCCACGACGAGCGGAGGGAAACTCTCTTCCGCTCCTTCAGCCCGTCACCCGAAAACCGGCCTCCTCTCCCTCTCCCGCCACACCGGTCCGAGGTGTGGCGGCACCGGGCGCGATCTGTTCGAGGACACGCTCAATCCTTGCCACCTCGGCCTGAAGCGTTACCCGCTGCGGTTCTGGAAGCCGCTTCTCGCGCAGCAACAGCCGCGCCTCGTCAGCTCCGCGCTGCCAGGCCGGGCGATGCCGTTCGGCAATGCAGGCATTGGGGCAGCGGACCGGCTCGCACATGGCGATCATTGGTCCGGTCGCACCCGGTTCCGAAATGCGGTTGAGGCACAGGGCAGTTGCCGGATCAAAGAAGCAATCGGCCAGCGGGCCGACATGCAATGTCCGCGCGAGACTGCCGAGCATCGTCCGTAGGCGTGGCCGGTCGGCAATCATGGCGGGTAGCGGCGCCAACTCGTGGGCGGCAGTATCGAGTGCGGCTCCGATCCTGTTCGCGGCAGGTCCGCCAAGGCGCGCACCACCTTGCCGATCGTCGAAGTAGACGAGGATATCGTCGATCTGGCCAAGCGCGCGCTGGGCTTCGATCTCTCCCCGAAATCCGGACCGGCTGCTGCCGGCATAGCCTTCGAACGCCGCAACGCTGGCGTGCTTGTACTGGATCATGCCGGCAATCGTCCCAAAGGGCCGGTTGGCGATGTGCCAGGCAATGGTCCGGCGAAACTGGCGTGTGGTCAGACGCCAGGGCGCGCCATTGGGGCCGGCAGGAATGATCGGTGCCTGCGCCGTTCCGAACCGGTCGTTGAGATGATCGCGAAACCGGTTGAGTTGCCGGACGATCTCGGCAGAAACGTGCGTCTTGGTGTTAGCCCGAAGCGTGAGGACCGGCCACAAGGTCGTTGTCCCGCGCGCTTGCCCCGCCCGCGCGGAAAGCCGTTCGAGGACGGCAATGGCTTCGGCGACCGGTGCGATAGTGACCCACTCGGTCTCCTCGCCGCAGCCGCGCTTGCCCTTGTAGGCGGTGGACTTGATGCGATGCCGCAAGATCGCACCGTCTTCTGCTCTGGTGATGGACAGGCATCCCCGCTTCATCGCCTGGATCTCGCTGTCCCGCATGCCTGAGAGATAGGCACAAACGACGTAGGCCGCCGACTGCAGCATGACCTCTTCGAGAGCCAGTACCTTGGCATCGAAGCGGGTGCGCCAAGGCAGGCCAGTATCGAGATCGGCGGAAATGGGCGTATCCATCCCGCCGATCTCGGTGCCGAGTTCTGCGATGGCGGCGGCGATGAGGTCCGGCGCCCCGGTGGTCAGGCCAAGGTGCATGGCAGGTTCGACCTGCGCGTCGATGCCGGCGTGAAGGTGGATCAGATGATAGTTGATCGGCGGCGTGACTTTGCCGCTTTGCGGATCTGTCCGCGTTGTGCCGTTGTGTGCGGTGGTCCAGATCGGGATCCCGCGCCCTTGTCGCCGCAAGGCGGCAATATAGGTGTTGAGGCGTTGGCGTTGCCGCGACCGTCGATCCGTATGATCAAGACCCGCCTCAGCGGCAACCAGACGGTTGCGCTTTGCTTCAAGGCGATCGAGTTCCGCCCGTGAGGCGAGGATATCTCCTGCGTAGTAGTTCACATAGCGCAGCGACCAGGCGAGCAGCGGCGTTATGATCGCTTCCGGAATGCGCGGCGTCCGGTTCTCTCCGGCGACGTACTTTGCTCCCGCCACCGAGAAAGGGCTGCGCCCCGGCCACGGTTCAAAGGAGAGGCGCGCAGTCGGCAGATGGTGCCGCAACTCATGCAGGTCGAAGACTATCCGCAGCAGCGCTGCCGCCGCAACCGGACGCAGTCCGGCAAGGCGCAAAGAGCGGGCGTAGCGATCAGCCAACGACTGATCGACCCGGCCAAGATCGAAATGACCCAGCTGAGCCTTCACGAAGTCGAAAAAACGCAAGATCCGGTTGGCCTCGCCGCGCACCCCCGCCGGCTCAAGCCGTGAACGGTGGCCGGGTAGATCGACATTGAGACGCGCATGAAGAATCTGGCGCAGGGCATCGGCGATGGAAGGGTCTTGGATAACGGCGAAATGTACCGTGACATGGCACCGCCGGGCATTCTCGCGAAACACGCCGGGAGCCAGATCCCAGACCGGATCGCCATATCGCGAGATATGCGCGCGATCGACCCCAGGGCGGAGCGGTGCGGAGATGAGCACCGGGAGGGCGTCACGTTCATTGCAGCTGTCGGCCAGAAGCTGGAGAGCGGTCATGCGCGGGCCTCGGGTGGCAGGTAAACCATGGGAGGTTCGGCCGCGACCTGCGCCCGGGCCCTTGCCACGACATCGTCGCCGAAGGCGGGCAGGATCTGCTGAACAATGCGGTCACGGGCATGGCCGAACTTGGCTGCCCAATCGGCTGCGCTCAGGCCGGCTCGCTGATCATCGACAAAGGAGAGGAACGCGAGGATGGCGGGTAGCTTGCGCGCGGTGATGACCGCGTTGCGACAATCGAGGCAACCCCAGAACGGCGTTGGGCACGCGGTACCGGCAGATGCAAAGGGACTGGAATAGAAGTTGCCGCAGCTGGCAAGCCAGACGTCCTGTTCGCCGTCGAGAAGTGCGCGCGAGACGCCTTCATCATCCGGAGTAGGGCTCGCCAACTCGCCGCGCAGTCGCTCCTCGTCGGGAGGAGGAAGTGCCCTGGGACCGGGCAGCGCCGCTTCGAGGGCGTCCGCCACGGCCTGCTCGTGCAGCGGTCTGAGCGCCGGAATATCGGCGTAGTGCCGTGCCGCGATCTCGGCGGTATGGCCGACGGCGAAGCGGGCCATGTGCCCTTCGGTCTTCAGGTACCACAAGGCCTTGTGCGTCTTGCGCAGGTGCGAAAGGCGCAGATAGAGCGGTCGGCCGGCGTCATCGACAATGCCGTGACGCTGCGTCCAGGCGTCGATCGTCATGCGCGGATGGCGAATACCAGCGGTGATCTCGCCGTGCTGATAATAGACCCACAGGCAATCGCTGGCATGATGTACCCGCGCCTTGGCCGTAAGCGCGATAATGCGCCGGATCAGGCCGCCCGGTGTTGTCGAGGCGCCGTCCCTGACCCGGATGGTCTTGTGTTCGGCACCATGCGCGCGAAGCTTGGTGTATGCGATCTCCACCGTCCCGCCCGAAGCGTTGCGCAGGCAATCGATGGTGAGAGTCTTGCAGCACTCGAGTTCGAGGCCGGTCTCGAGCGAAAAAAGGACCAGTAGCGGCACGACATCGGCGGATGTGAGGTAATGGGCACCATGCAGCGCCATGGCGAAATCCGGGCTGACGATGCTCCGGTTCCAGCGTCTGGCGTAAAGCGCCATCCACTCGGCATCGCGATGCTTCAGGGTACCGCGAGCCTCTATCGCTAGGTGCGCCTTGTGGGCGGCCACCTCAAGATCCGGCACGTCGTCATAGCGTGGGCCGGCCCGCAAGCGCGCCTCGATGCCGACAAGATCGGTGCGCGCCGCTTCGCGTAGCTGGCGGGCAACGAACGGACTGTACGCGTCACGAGGGCGAGACCGGGCATAGGGATGCGAACTCACGTAGCGAAGCCGATCGCGGAGCCCCGGGTCAAAGAGATCCGGTTGATCGACGGCGACCCGGCGCAGGATGGAAACGATCTTGGCGACATAGGTCGGCGCGTGCACTCGCGACTTGCCTTGTGCGGCGAGCCATCTCTCGAATCCATCGATATGGTGGGTACGAAGGTCTGCCGGGCCGTTGATCCGATCGCCTGTCCCGGCAAGATAGGCAAAGAAGCTCGGCAACTGCGTGACGTATGTCTTGATCGACGAACGCACCATGATGGGGCCGCGCGGGGCGACCAGCATGAACAGGCCCCGTGCAAAGGCGAGAGCCAGGCCACGGGGCCGGAAGCTGGTGAAATCCACGAGCAACTCACCGCCGTATGGCGGATCGATCATGAAGCGCAGCGTGCTGATCTGCGACCATGGATCGGCCTCGGGCGCAGTCGCCGAGGCCTCGAAACTGACCTTGCGTCCTTTGCGTGGAGCAGCGGTCATGATGGAAGATAGCCCGGTACGAGTGCCAACAGCTCTTCGACCGCCGCATCAACGGTATCGGCACGCGTGGCGAGGTGATCGAGATAGATCGAGGTCGTGGCGAGGCTTGAATGACCGAGCAATCGCTGAACCTGCTGAAGCGGATCGCCGACCAACTGGCGATAACCATCCATGGTGCCCACCGGTGCCGCCGCCTCGGCAAGGCGGCGCTGGATCAGCATCGCCAGCATGTGGACCGCAAAGGAATGCCGGAGTTGATGGGGGCTGACCCGGACCGGGATGCCGGCATCCGTGCAGCGGCGGCTCGCCCGCGCGAAGATCGCTTCCCACGAGTTGGGGAGCACCGGTTGCCCGACCTCGGTCAGCCAGAGCACCGCTGCTTCGCAGGGCGTTCCGTCGTCATCGCAAATGACGAGCCTGGCGCGTTCATCCGGTGTGACGACCTCCATGTCCATCGTGCCACCGCCAACGAGATGCAATGCGCTCGGCCCGAATGAGGGGCAGTGGATGAAGATCGGGCGGTCGATGGCTTCCCAGCCACGGCGTCTTGCGAACTTGGCGACGGCTTCGGCTCGCTCAACGGCGATATAGGCGTCAAACACCGGCAACAAACGGCGCGGCAGCAACATGCTACGCCCCCTGTCCCCCTTGGTGAGTGCCGCCGGAAGCTCTACCCGCCGCTGCCGTTCCGCGCGGGCATCGCCAACCGGAATCTGGGCAGTGAGCAGGTGGGATGCCTCTTCGAGGCGCAGGCCGGTGGTGACCAGCAGATCGGCGAACAGCGCGTTGCGCGCGCCATTCCGGTCACGTGCTCCAGGACGCTCGGTCCCTTCTATGGTCAGGCCGCGCAATCCGACCTCTCGGAAGGCGCGGTAATCGGTGAGATCGATGAAGCGGACATCGGACCGACGGGCCGCGCGTTCATAGGCGTCGTTGCGGCCCGTGACGGCCGCTCGACGCCCTCCGTGCGAACTTCGCCAGACCTGACGGTGGGTAAATGGTGTGCGCTCGATCAGGCCCTCCCGCTCGGCCCATCGGTAAAGCTTGTCGAGCGAGGCAATCGCCCGGTTCCACGTCGACGCCGAAACCCGAAACTCAGCATCGCTGCGCCGCCGGGCACGATGATAGGCACTGACATCATCGGTATCGGCTTGCCAGACAGACTTGCCGCGCGCGGAGGCGAGGAAGCGAACCCAGACCAGAACATCATAGCCGTGAGCGCGCAGCGAATGGCGCGAACGCGCCCCGTTCAACGGCAGATCGAGGAAGTAGCGGTCGAGGTCTGGATCGTAGATCTCTCCACCTTGCAGGATCATTGGGATGTAGGAGTCCAGGCCATCCGCCGCCCGGCGTTCCTGAATGACGATCGACGTGTCTGAAGTATCCACAGCTTGCCAGTCCCTCCCCCGGACCCCCTCCCGAATCCAGATCGCACACCTTGCGCGCCTGCGGGACGGTGGCCATCAGGCCGGACTACGCCAGCTTATGGATAGCGCTTCATCCGGCCTGATGACCCCCTGCGTTGTGCCAAGAACATACCGTTCAATGGTGCGTCAGGCACGGTGCAGACTGTCCAGATAAGGCAACCAGTTCCTCTTGCGCATATGCCGGGGTTCCGAAGCTGTTCGCCTGGGGGCGGTCGAGGCGGTGCTTTGCGCCGGTCCAGTGACACAGCTCATGCGCGAGGGTCGCCAGATAGTCGTCGGTCGACAGGAAGCGCTCAAATTTCGGCATGTGCACGCTGTCGCTGCCGATGTTGTAAAAGGCGTTGTTGCCACCGTCCTCGCTGATGCGAGCGCCTGTGGCGCGCAGCACGGCCTCTGCCGCCTCGTTGCGATCCTTGGCGGGCAGCTCGACGTCGGGCTCTGCAAGCTTGAAGCGCTCGGGCAGGCCGTCGATCTGGTCGACGTTGAACACGCGATAGAGCCGCGCCATGCGGATGGTGTCGCTTTCGCCTTCCTCTGCGCCGTCGGTGGCCTCGCGCTCGACCTGCAGCTGTTTGTAGAACACGACGGGGCTCGACTTCTCGCCCTTGCGGACGCCGCCGCCCAGGTCGATCGCCTGCTTAAACGTCATCCACGTCGGCGAGGTGAAACCCCGGGCCCCGCTGATGAGGCCGAGCAGAAAGGCGTTGATGCCGCGATACTGGTCGCCGGTGACGCGCAGCGGATTGCCCGCCGCGTTCATCAGCCAGCCGCGGGACCATTGGGCGCCGCCCGCCTCGATCGCTTCGATGATCGCGTCGGTGACAGCCTGGTAAGCATCAACTTTGGTGTTCGTGGTCATTCGTCGGACTCCTTTTCCGGTTGAACGCCTATTATCCTATTTGGACAATCATAGATGTGTCAACCCATATAATTCTCGCCGTGCAGCCCGCGCAGCGGGCGGTGCGCACGGCGGCCTTTTTCCGTTACCTATCAATGCATTAACTGACCCTAGACCCGCGCCCGCTCTCCGGTTCCCGGACCCGTACCCGTTCGGGGCGAATAGGGGCTGCTGCGCATTTTAGGTGCTCGATCGGGTCGGGGTGGTTCCGTTGGCGAAAGGGTTCCGGAACGCTTACGCTATTGATTTTACGTTTCTTTATTGTGTTCCGCGTGTTCCGGTGATTTGGGCAGTCTCGCGCGTGTTGAGGGTGCATGCGCGCGCGACGAATGCAACGGAACACACGGAACCACGGAACATTTCACCTTAGATAGTTGATATTATGGTGTTTTTTCGTTCCGTTAGCGGTTCCGGCGCGGCTCGGTCGATGGAACCGCTTGACGCTCCATTGTCCATACTGGCAAACGCGCTGGCCTATGGTCGCGTCCTTCCCGCCTCGCTCGATTATTCTATTCGGTGGATATGCCGCCGGACGGGTGTTGAGCGGGCGCGGCGGGCGCGTCGGCCAAAGTTTCGCGATCTGGGTCGCGGATCGGCGTCGCGGCGCGAGCTGCGGCGACCAGGTGGGGAGCGCGAGCGGCGCAAACGATCCGCTCCCCACCACTCATCAAGAAATGGCGGAAAACCGTGGGTTTCAGGCCAACGCCTCACGCCGCGTCGCTGGATCGGCCGTCGCTGGATCGGTCAAAGGCACGGATTTCCGCGCCTCGCAGCCGCATCGTCGTCTAATTGCCAATCTGCACAACGGGCGTCGCTCGACGATCGAGGCCGGCGCCCTGGGCGACCGGATCGACGCTTTTCCGATGGGGGGTGCCCCCCTTTCCAACGCGACTCCAAACCTATGCCCGTCGCGCATGACGCGGCTGGACCTTGGGAAAAGCGCGCCGCGCGGGGGCAAAAGCGCCGGTCGGCGCCCTGCCTTCCGCTGCAGGCCCGATGCCGGGGCGAGCAAACTCGATCCGGGCCTTACGGGGTCCGGGGTGCGGGGTTTCGCCTATCCGAAAAAAACCGCGCTAGCCCTGCCGGGTGCGCGGCGGAAATGCGCGGCTTTCGGCCGCACGGGGTGCGGGGTAGCGGCGCGGTTGGGAGCGCAAAGCGCTGGAGTTCATGGGGTCGTCGATCCTGTTCGAGCGGCGCAAGCGGCATGGGTGGCACGGGGGCGGAATCATGTCAACGCCGCCTGATCCGTCGACCGAAATCGAGCGCAGTTTCTTCCCCAGCTGGGAAGAGATGGATGAAATTCGCGGGCGGTCCGCGTCGCAGACGCGCGAAGGCTTGCGCCAGCTGCGCCGCCGCGGCGAGCGGGGGCGGCCGCCGGGATCTAAAAACCGGGCGCAGCAAAAGTTCGCGGCCTATTTCATCGGCAAGTTCGGCGATCCGCATGACATGATGGGCGAAATCATGTCGATGGACCTCGACGTCCTGATCGAGGAAATGGAGGTCGCGCAGGGCGGTGACGCAAAGCACAAGCCGGTGCGCGCGATCGATGCGCTTCGCCTGAAAGTCGACTGCGCCGATCGCATCGCGCCATATATTCGCGGCAAGCAGCCGATTTCGATCGAAGTCACTGGCCGCAAGGATGCGGTTATCATCATCGGCGGGATCAACGCGCCGAGTGATGTCGACCCCCAGCTACTGTCGGATGCGATAACCGAGCATGGCCTCGCCGCGCTCGATCCGGATTCGCGCGAGTTGCGCCTGTTGCCAGCGTCGCGGCGTATCGAGCCGATCCCCGACGAAGATGACGATGGGGACGGGCGATGATCCCGATGGACGTCTGGGACGGCAGCGAGGGCGAGGCGCGGGCCGTTACCATGGGTTCGGTCGGGCCGGTCGCCGATGCGTTTCTGAACGACAAGAAATCGACGACGGCGATCATGGGGCCCTACGGCTCCGCGAAGACCACGACGTGCTTCAAAAAGATCATCAACGCGACGCTTTGGCAGCGGCCCGGCCCCGACGGCGTGCGCCGATCGCGCGGGATGATCGTCCGTTCGACCTATGGCCAGCTGGAAACCAACGTCATGGCCGACTGGTTCGAATGGTTCCCGAAAACGCAGGACAATTGGAACGGCAAAGAGCACAAGCATAGCCTGCAGCTCGACTTCCCTGGCGTCGGCGATTTGTGGATCGAAGTGCTGTTCCGCGCGGTCGACCAGGTCGACAAGCCCGAGCAGCTGTTCAAGGGCGTCAACCTGACATGGGCGTGGCTGAACGAAGTCGACACGCTGCTGCCGTCGATCCGATCGTTCCTCTACCCTCGTCTTGGCCGCTATCCGGGGACCAAGCATGGCGGGTGCGAGTGGTTCGGGCTGTTCGCCGACATGAACGCGCCCGACGTCGACAACTACACCTATGACTGGCTGATCAACCAGAACCACGGCATCCCCGAAGAATTGCAGGCGCAGCTGCGCGCGATTTATGGGGCGCGGTTCGGCATCGGTTTTCACGCGCAGCCGGGCGGGATGACGCCCGAAGCCGAAAACCTGATGAACCTGCCGCGCGGATATTACGAGGGCCTCGCCGCGACGATGCCGGCGAACGACAAGCGCCGCTATGTCGACAATGAATTCGGCGCGGTGCGCAATGGACAGCCTGTCTATCCCGAATTCAACGATCGCTTCCACGTCGCGCAGCATCCGCTGAAAGCGATCGAGGGCGTTCCCGCGATCCTCGCGATCGACGGCGGCACCACGCCCGCCGCGGTGCTGTTGCAGGAAGACCCCGACACCGGGCAAATCCGGGTGCTCGACGAAATCGTCATCTTCGCGAACGACGATCAGACCGTTCTCGAGAAAATGGGGCCGAAGGGGTTTGCCCGCGAAGTAGCGCGCCACCTCGATCGCAACTGGCCCAAGCTGAAAATCGCGGCCGTCGTGTGCGATCCCGCCGCGACCTATGGCGAGCATGGCGACGATTGGGCGTGGGCGACCGAATTCGCGACCGAATTGAAGCGCAAGGTGAAACCGGCGCCGGGCACCCATGGCAACCGCCTGTCGTTCCGCCTGGAGGCGGTGCGCAGCTGCCTGACGATCAACATCGGAAACCAGCCGGGCATCCTTGTCAGCCCGGTCTGCAAATATCTGCGCCAGGGCTTTAACGCCGGGTACGTCTACACGCGCATTCGTACCTCGTCGGGCGGTGGCCGCTGGCGCGATGAACCTGAAAAGAACGACTTTTCGCACGTCCACGACAGCCTGCAATACGGCGTGCTCTGGATCCGAAAAAAGGGCGTCGCGAGCGACGACGCCGACCAGATGGCCCGCGCCAAGCGGAAGCGGCCGAAGGTCAATTACTCCGGTTATTCGGCAGCGGCGGCATAGGGGGACAGCATGGGTGTGGCGAGCGTGGTCGGCGGTCTGATCGGCGGCAAAATCTTGAAAGGCGTGTTCGGAAAGAAGCCGAAGGCGGCGGCTGCGGCCGCTCCGCTGCCGGTGCCGACGCGCAATCTGGCGGCCGAGCGGGCGGCGCAGAATGACGTTTTGAGCCGTCGCCGTGGGGTGCTGGCGAACGCCGTGCTGGGCATGGGCGGCGCCGAAGCGACGGGCGTGGGGACGAAAACCAAATTGGGCAGTTGAGCCCGGATTTTTAGGGAAGGTTTGTAGCATGACACAGAAAAAGGAAGCTGCCCCGCTGACCGCGGCGGACGTGCAGAAGTTGATCGACGATGCGATCGCGAAGCATGGCAATGACCAGGGCGCGGCGATCAAGGGCGTCAGCGATGCGCTTGAAGCGCGCTTCGCCGAGCACGACAAGACCGCCGGCGAAAAGTTCGACACCTTTGCCGAACAGCAGAAAACGCTGGTCGATGATCGGTTTAATGAATTCACCGCGCAGCACGAGGCCGACCGCGAAGCGTTCAAGGTTGGCCTTGCCGAACATGGGAAGGCGCAGGACTCGGCGCTCGCCGAGAAGTTCGACGCGCTTTTCGAAGGACGCGAGCAGCGCAAGGCCGACGCGGCCGCGGGTGTCGACAAGGCTGCCGCCGCTGCGCAAGAGAAGGAATCGGCCCGGCTGGTGAGCGCCGACAAGGCGGCCGCGAAAAAGCTGGAGGCGGCCGAAAAGGCGAAGGCCGATGCGGCGCAAAAGCGGGTCGACCGGGCCTCGCGCGATTATCGCGCGCTGATCGATAGTCCGGTGCCGTCGAAGCTGACGCCCGAAACGGCGCAGACGATCACGCTGCGCCTGGGCGACGGTTCGACCTTCCACCCCGAACATGAGCTGACGCTTGGGTCGGCCGAGCTGCATCACGAAAGCGACCGGTTGGTGAACAGCCAGGTCATTCCCCTGCCCGCCGATTTCACCCCGTTCACGGCGAGCGAGGCGATCCTGATCGTCGAGGGCGGGAAAGAGCCCGCCGCGCTGTACCGCTCGCCGATCGAAAGCGCGCTGCGGTTCGGTGGCGGCGCGTCGGCGCAGCTGGCGGTCGGCGCGCTCGCGTTCCGGCGCCTGTCGCCCGAGCCGGAAGCGACCGCATGACGCCGGCGCTTTTGCTGATCGCGTTGCTCGGTGCGCATTTTTTCTTCGACTATGCCGGTCAAGGCGATTTCATGTCGAAGGCGAAAAATGCCGCCTCGCCGATTCCCGGCGTTCCGTGGGGGCAGGTGCTGTTTGCGCACGCCTTCATCCATGGCGCCGCGGTCGCGCTCATCACCGGCATTTGGTGGCTGCTCATCCTTGAGATGGTCATCCATTTCGCCACCGACGACGCGAAGTGCCGCGGCAGGATCAGCTTCAATGCTGACCAGGCAATCCACATCGGTTGCAAAATTATTTGGTGGTGCGTCGCTCTGACGCTCCACCCCTGACGATATCGCGGGGGAGGGTTAGTTCATGGACGACGTCGAGCAGCTGCTCAAGGAACAGGGCGCCGCGCTTTCGGAGCGGCGGAACCATGATAATCTGTGGCAGGAAGTCGCCGAGCTCTCCCTGCCTCGCGATGCGACGTTCAACGGCGCGAACAGCACGCCGGGCATGCCTCGCAATAACCGCATGTACGACGACTATGGGGTGCACGCGCTCGACAAGGGCAACGCCGCCTTTACCGGGCTGGTCATGCCGCGCGGGCAGCGGTGGCAGTTGCTGGAGTCCGCCGATCCCGAGCTGATGAAGCTGCAGCATGTCGCGGCCTGGTTCGAGCGCAAGACACAGCGGCTGTTCGAATTGCGCAATGATCCCAAGTCGGGGTTCGTCCAGCAAACCGATTCCAGCGTCTCGCGCCTGATCGGCATGGGTAATCAGTCGATGTGGGTCGATGTCCGCCGCGATCCGTGGGGCGTGCCGGTTGGCCTGTCCTACCGATCCGAGCCTTTGCACGAAATCACGATCGGGCTAAATTGGGAGGGCAACGTCGACACGACGCGGCAAGCCTTCCAGCTGACAGCCGAACAGGCGATGCGCCGATATGGCGAAATCGCGTTGCGCCGTGCCGGTGCCGAAAAGGTGCTGTCGAAGGCGACCGACCCGAAACAGCGCGACCATAAGCTGGATTTCCTGAACGTCATCATGCCGAACGCGCAGCCCGATCGCGACCGGCTGGACTGGCGCGGGCGCGCCTATGTCGGGCAGACGATCAGCGTCGCCGACAAGGTGTCGTTCGCGCGCGGCGGCTATCGCAGCTCGCCGCGCACGTACAGTCGCCTGAAAATCTCGCCTGAAGAAAAATACGGCCGTGGTCGCGGTGTCGACGCATTGCCGACGCTGCGCGCTATACAGGCGCTGCAGGTCGACATCATGGTCGCGGCCGAGCTGACGGGCCAGCCGATGCTGGGGACGCCCGATGACGGGCTGGACGCGGGGCTGCGCTATGGCCCGCGCGAATTCCTGATCGGCGCGATTTCGCCGAAGGGCGAAAAGCTGGTCCAGCAAATCATCGAGCAGATCGACATGAACGGCATGATGATGATCCAGCAAAAGCTGTACGATCGTCTCAACAGCTATTTCTACACCGACATGTTCATGACCGGGGAAGAGCTGAAAACCCACATTACCGCGACTTATTGGATGCAGCGGATGGAGGAAAAGGGCATCCTGCTCGCGCCGCTGGGTCAGCAGGAAAGCGAGTGGTTTTCGCCGATGCTCGACCGCGAAGTCGATTGCATGGCGCAGCTGGGCGAGTTCGACGACATGCCCGACGAAGTCCGCGAGGCGGGCGGCGAAAAGATGGTGCGCTATGCCAATCCGTTGGCGCGCCTGCAGGAAGCCGAAGGGGCGGCGGGCCTGTTCCGCACGATCGAGCAGATTGCGCCGCTGGCGAACGTCAAACCCGAAATCATCGACGAGTTCCTGCAGGAATATCCGACCAAGCGTTGGATCCCGGAGCTTGCCCGCATCAACGGGGCGCCGGCGACGTGGCGCGCCACCGACGACGAACGCGAGGCCAGCGAACAGGCGGCCGTCGAGCAGCAACAGATTGCGGCATTGACCGCCGCGCTGCCCGCGCTGGGCAAGGCGGCGAACGACCTGTCGTCGGCGGAAGCGACCGCCAATGCGGCCTGACGGGTATAACGACGATCCGGTGATGACGGCGTTTCAGCGCGCACGCGCCGAAGCCGCGCGCCGGTTTCAGCGGGTCAAGGCGAAGGTGTTTCGCCGCCGGATCATGGCGCGGCTGTTCGAGCAGGACGGCAAGCTGACCGGCGACGCGCAGGCGTTCGTCGGGATGATGGCCGATGCCGCCGAGCTGGGCGCGATCGGCATGGCCGACGATGCCCGCGCCGAGACGTGGCGCGCGGGGCGCCAGTCGTTGGTGCGCGAAATCATGGGCTGGTTCGACGTGAGCGAGCAGGACCTGATGCAGATGCGGCGCGATGCCGCGACAATGGAGGATGGATCGTTATGAATGATGGTGCGGGAGCGGGCGCAGCTGGCGCCGGCGGTGATGCGGGTGCTGGCGCCGGGGCAGTCGCCGCGGCGGTTGCGGGGGCGGGTGCTGGAGCCGGGGACGGCGCCGGTGCCGCAGGTGCAGGCGATGGCGGCGCGGGCGCGCAGTCGTGGCTGACGGGCTTGCCCGCCGAGCTGCAGGGCGATGCGACGCTGACGCGGTACGGCAGCGTCGAGGATTTGGCGCGCGGGCATCTGGAGGCGCATCGCACCGCCAAGGCCAAGGCGCCGATCGCGTTCGACGCGGCGGTCGAGAATTTCGACGTGTTCGCCGGATCGCGCCCGCCGGAAGCGACGGCGTATGAAATCGGTGTGCCCGAAGGGATGGATGCGGGCTATGCCGACTGGTTTCGCGGCGAGGCGCACAAGGTGGGGTTGCACCCTGCCCAGGCGAAGGCATTGGCCGAAGCCAACAACGCGTTCGTCGCGCAACAAGCGGCGGCGGCCGAGGCCGACCTTGGCGCGTTCAAAACGGAATTCAACGCGAAGGGCGGCAATTACGATGCCAGCCTGCAGTCGGTGGCCGAGATGCTGGCGGCCGTCACGCCGGGCAATGAGCTGGCTTCGCTGAACGCCCTGGAAGCATCGGTGAAGTCGCGGCCCGCCATGGAATTGCTGTTCGCGCTGGCGAAGAATTTCGCCGAGCCGCCGGCGGGCGGCGGCGAGGGTGGCGGCGGTGCCGTCAATGTCGCGGGCATGACGCCCGCGCAGGCAACCGAACAGCGTCGCGCGCTGCTCAAAGACCCCGAGTTCGTCAAACAGGCGAAAGTCACGGGCACGCCGCAGCACAAGCTCTACAACGACCTGATCGCAGCGGAAGCGGGACCGCAAAAAACCTAAATGCCCGCTTGACCATATTTGCCAAATAGGACATTTATCACGTCACTGGTTCGGGGGAGCCGGTTCCCTGCTCTCCCGAACCTCCGGCCATCCCGTGGCAACACGGCCCCGGTGCAGGTCCGCCTAAGAGGCGGCGGTGTAAGCGCACCGACATCGATCGCCAGACGGCCCAGCGTCCGCTGCCATCCCGTCGAAAACCTTCGCAATTTGGTTTTTGACGCCGGTCTATTGACCCGGCAGGACAATGGAGGGCCGCATGGCCGAGAATTATCCCGACACGCTGCGCACCAAAACTTACATGGGCAATGTCGAGCTTGCGCTCGCCGAAATGCCCGGCAAGCTGGTGCCGCTTTCGAACCACACCGCCATCAACGACGAAAACGAGATCGAAATCACCGATCGCTTTTCGGAGCTGTATTACGAAGATATCGAGACGCGGAACGGCAAGACGGTCAACACCGATCCCGACGTCGAACGCCGCTGGCTGCGCGCCGGCAAGCGCGCCGGTGTCGCGCCGCTGATCGATCCCGATGACCGCATGGGCACCAAGGTCGACCAGAAGTCGCCGCTGGTCATGGGCACCGCGCGCGGGGCCCGCCGTTACCATGACGACAAATGGCTGCAGGGCTTTTTCGGCACCGCCTGGACGGGCGAAGAAGGCAAGACGGGCGTGCCGTTCAAGGCCGCGAACGTGCTGGCCGCCGACTTTGGCGAGACGGGCGGCGTCTATAAGGGGCTGACCCTGAAAAAGCTGCGCGGCATCCGCAAGCTGGCGCGCAAGCGGTTCGTCGATACCGAAACCGAAAAGCTGCACATGATCGTGACGGCCGAAGAAATCGACGATTTGCTGTCGCTCGATCAGTTCATCAACGGCGACTATTCCAACACCAAGGCGCTGGAAAATGGCGAAATCCGCAGCTGGATGGGCTTCACCTTCATCCCCGCGGAAATCGACAATCCCAAGGCTTACAAGCGCGGCGCCAGCCTTGCGGTCAATGGCAGCGGCCATCGCCGCCTGCCGGTCTGGGTGCCGTCGGGCATGCACTACAACACCTGGCTGGAATTCGAAGGCCACACCGACCTTCGCCCCGACATGAACCACAGCGAGCAGATCGCCGGTTACGCGAAGGGCGCGGGCACCCGCACCGATGAGGACAAGTGCTTCATCGTCGAATGCGGCGACGTCGAATGATGTGAGTGAGGGGCGGCAGTCGGTCGCCCCTCGCCTTTTTTCATGCCGATCGGTCCCGGTTGGACGCGGCACACAGGAGCAAAGTCATGGCCCAGGGCTATAGCATTCAGGCAAAGAAAATGATCGTCGATGGCGCGAAGGTCAACGGCATCATCTATCAGGTCAACACCCTGCAGTTCCGCGCGGTGCTCGACCTGTCCAGCGCCGACGTCGCGAAAGTCGTCGCCGATACCAACATCCTCGCGCGCCTGCCCGCCGGGCTGGTCGTCGACCATATCCGCGTCGTGTCGAGCGTATCGCTGACCACGTCGCAGCTGTCGTTCGGCGTTGCCGGCGCGGCTGCGAAATATGGCGCGGCCAAGGCGTATGGCACCGTCGCGAAGGCTGCGGTCGATTGGTACGAGCCCACGGTGATGGACGACGAGGCGTCGGCCGACAAGCAGGACATCCTGATGACCGTGGGCACCGCCGACCTTCCCGGCGCGGGCATCGTCATCGTCGACATTTTCGTGACTGCGCGCGGCTGATCCATCCGCGCGTACATCGCCGCCCGGTGCAGGGGTGGGCGCTTCGGCGCCGGGCGGCGGTGATACCTTGATTTTCAGCGGGAGGGCGCCGTGTCGCAGATTAGTCTTACGACCGTCACGAACAACGCGCTGATCCTGCTTGGGTCATCGACCCGCATCACCGATATCGACGGACCGGGGTCGCTCGCCGCACAGGCGCGCGACCTTTATCCGATCCTGATCCCACAATTGCTGGCGCAGCACCCGTGGAATTTTGCCGTGGTTCGGCACGAGCTGCCCCGCGAAAATACGGTCGAGCTGGCGGGCAAATGGCCGTGGCGGTTTCAGCTTC